TATTATGTATGGCCAAATGATCGGTTATAGAAAAGGAAGAGCTAAGAAGTGAATAAGTATTTAGATTTATTTCCAAACCAAATAGGCACACCAATTAAAAGAAAGGTAGACAGTATGTATATTGAACTATGGGACGGAATGATTATTAGAAAACATGTGGTAGAGTCGATTGATTACGAGAGTGGCGGAAATACTCTTATTGTCAAACAACGCTATAGCAACGATTTAGTTAAATGCTTTGAGACATACGTAGAAGCACAAAAGCAATATAACAAAATAAAGGCACAGCTTATTGAGGTAGATCAATGAAAAGCTATTATGAAATAATTGGTGTTGATGGGGAATCAGAATTGATTCCGTTTAAACATGTTTGGTCTCTAACAATATATAAAAATATAAAACATCCCACTACAGGTTCACAATGGGATCTCAATCCTGATAATCATATAGTTGAAACAAGTTATGTTATAGAAACGCCTGGAAAACATTGGTCTTTTCCTGAATGTGAAAAGAGAAAATGGCTAGACTTTAAAGAGAAATACAGAGAGTGGCTAGATATAAAAGATCATAAGTTTATGGGAGGTCATTAATGAAAATCAAGATAACTAAACGATATTCAGTAGAAGGTCGAGAAGTTCAATTTGAGCAAGAGGTCGAGCATAATGTAAATCATCGGGAGGAGTTGTTCGAGTTGGTCAAAGACCTTTCTGCTAACTTCAAGAGCCTTGTTGATAGTAGCATTGCGGTTGCTAATCCTGAGCCTATCGACAAAGACTTAGAGGCAAAGGTGGATAGAATATATGATGACATGGGCGGCATATCAAGGCCAGAGATTAAATGACCTTACTGCAAAAATTAATAGATATGTGCAAGTGTTCGGTGTCTGTTGAGATTAACCAACACCTAAGCTTCTACAGAACAATCGAAGAGGAGCTTGATGTTAGAAAACTTAGTGGCTGTCTTGAAATAAATAAAGAGGTCGAGAGTATTATTATAAAAACCGGTGTGATGATAGATGTTCAAGCTTATCCAGATACACCAGTAGGGTTTTATAGTGTAACGCATTATAACCTGGATGAGGCTTTGAGTATTATGATAGACTTGATTGAGAAGGAAAGAAAGGTTAAATGACCTTACTAGCACAAACACTCCTACAATACTTTGCGCCTAAGAAGATCAGAACATTCCTAGAGTTCGCAGAGCAAGAAATTGTAATGCCTGATGGCGTTAGGAGAGGCTTAAAGTATAGTGCAGACTTTATGCCTTGGGACAGAGAGCTGTTTAAGATGTTTGATAGCTCAGAGTTTAATAGATTTTGGCTAACTGGCTCGGTTCAATCGGGTAAGTCTTTTAGGTGTCTGGTTATTCCGGTGCTCTATCATATCTTTGAGGTAGAGGAAGACTTTATCTTGTGTGCTCCCGATGCTGTTATGGCAAGTGAGTTTTATAATTCAAAGATCAAGCCGATTATAGCACTAAGTAAATACAAGAAATATCTACCCAAAGAAGGTAAGGGTTCAAAGGGTGGCGCTGTTCCATCGTTGCTATTTCGTAATGGTGCAAGGCTTAGATTCATGGGTGCTGGTGGCGGTGATACTCAAAGGAGTTCATATACTTCAAGAGCTGTAGGGGTAACAGAGGCAAACAAAGTAGATAAGTCCGGCAAAGCTTCAAAAGAAACAGATCCACTAGGTCAATTTGAATCTAGGTCTGATTCTTACGGAGACAATGCCAGGTTTTATGGCGAATGTACGACAGATAATAGCTATGGTCGAGTTCATCAAGAGGTAGTTGAGTGGGGATCAAATAGCAAGTGTTATTTTAAGTGTCCGCATTGCGAAGAATACATCCCTTTCGAGAGAGAGTTTTTTACTGGTTGGGATGATAAAGATAACGAGATTGATGCTAGAGACTCTGCTGGGTATATCTGTCCTAACTGCGCTGTAATTTGGAGCGAGAGTGATAGACAAATAGCATTGAAGTCGCCTAAGATGGTTCATGAAGAAGGCAAGAAAACCATGACCTTTGGCTTTAGTTCTAATGCTATGAGTTCCGGCTTGCTGACAATGGCGAACATTGCTCAAAGTGAGTTTAAGGCAAAGCGGGCAGATACGAATGACGCTAAGAAAAAGCTTTATCAGTTTACCTGGGCGATTCCGTTTGATGAAGATACCACTGAGATGAGCAATATTAGTCGAGAGGCTATACTGCGAAAAATCAATAAATGGATGCGTGGCTCATGTCCTGATGATACTGAGAAAGTCACAGTAGGAATAGACATCGGGCAATATCAATGCTGGTATTCTGTCTGGGCATGGCAGGGATTAGCAGAGGGCTATTGTGTTGACTATGGCTGTATCAATGTTCCTCACGATCGAGGGTATCGGGTAGAGCTTGCGGTATTATCTGCTTTGAATTCATTCAAGAAAGATTATCTGGATCATGGTTGGAAGTGTGGCGATGATATCAAGACTTTAGATTTATGCTTAGTTGATAGTGGTTGGAAGCCTGATATTGCTTACGAGTTCACTAAAGCGGCTGGGTCTAAATATCTTCCAGTTAAAGGATTTGGTACGAGTAAACATCAAATGACATGGAGAGCACCGAAAGAAACAAAGACTAGAACAGTAGGCCATGAATGGGCTATAAGTAAGCTAGAGAATGGAATTGCCTTAGTAGAGCTAAACTCTGACCATTGGAAAACAGAGGTGCATAATGGCTTTATGGCTGATATGGGTCACGCTGGCAATCTATCGCTATTCAATGCAAAGGAAAGAGATCACTTTGAGATTGTTAGGCATATCTTGGCTGAGATTATGAAGAGTGAGTTTATACCAGGCAAGGGGATTAGGAATTTCTTAGATTGTTTAAGCAGGATTAATCACCACTTAGATGATTGTGCCTATGCAAGAGCTGGTGCTGATATGCTCGGGATGGTTCTTGTTGCTAAAGAGGTTGTAGCACAAGCAGTACAGCAAAGAAGAGAATCAGTAAAACCAAATAGGCCGATAAGGAGTAAATATTAATGGGAATTCAATATCAAATAAGTTGTAAAGATTGCAAGATAACTAGGGATTTAGATAAGTTGAGAATAGCTCCACCATTAGACAACAGAGCAGATATGCTTTTTTATTCTGAAGAGCTGAAGTCAAAAGAGATTTTATTTAGAGAGGCCTTAGTGTTAGAATTTATTTCTAAGCATATTAGCCATAATGTTATTATGTTTGATGACTGCGGGTACAAGGATTGCGAGCTATATGACCCTGATTATGATAATGAGTATGTTAAAGATGTAGATTTTTTTAAATAAAGAGATGGCTCACCACAGAGAATGGTGAGCCGAGAATGAAACAACTGTGAAGATTGCTTTAAGTGGAATTATAACTTAATTAATTTATTTTGAAAGTAGAGGCATGGCAAAATCAAAAACCAAAAAGAAAGCAGTAAAAAAGACAGTTGAAAAGAAAGAAGTTCTAGAAGAGTTTGATCACAAAGTACTCGAAGGAAGAAAAACAAAGCTTGATGAGATTTACAAAGAGCCAGAAAAGGTCGAGATAGAGCCTGAGAAGGAAGAAGAAGTATATGCGTTTCCTACTAAGAGCCGTTGTACAAGGTGTGGAGGGACCAAAACAATAAGAAGATTTAGCGAAAAAAACAAGCAGTATAGAAGGTGTAGGCGTATCGGTTGCGGTACTGATTACTGCGTAAAAGGCACTCTAATATAAAATACCCCCGTTAAAGGGGGAGGCTAACCCCCGTATAAGGTGGTATGTAGGTAGGTAGCCTTATTACCTACTTAAATAGAACCACATAGAGCCGTAGAATATCTAAAACATTTCTTTTTTAGGTATTTATTATGGCTTCAGTGTGGACATATTCCGACTGGATTACTTACGACGAAGACAGCTCTACCAGATTAACTCGTCTAAGGCTCCACATCCAAGAGGTCAGCGATTTCCTTTCTACAGGTGATTACAATATCAATGGTCGCTCAGTTGACAAATCAGCTCTACAAGGTCAGCTAAAAATACTCTACGAAAAAGAAGAAGAAGAATCAAAGAAAGCCGGCTCAACTAACGGCAAGCGTCATGCCTTCACTCGTGGGAGGGCAACCTTTTGATTGGTGATAAGCCTATTAAATCGGGGTCATATAGCCAATTAGGCTACAGATCAGCAAGAAAAGCAAGCAGTGAAGGCCGATCTCCCACAAGTTCTTCAGGTTCAGCACATCAAGCAAACGACAAAGAGCGTTTAGTATCTCAGTCTCGCGAATTCATGCGAGATAACTCTATTTATAACGGCATGATTGATAAGGCCGTATCTTATATTATCGGAAACGGATACACACTACAAGCTCAAACACGCTCAAAATCATGGAATAGGCGCATTGAGGCACAATTTAAACGATTCTGGGCTAATCCAGAAGTTAAGGAAATCTTATCCGGCTTTGAATGTGAAGCCATGATTTGCCGTGAGTTATTGGTTGCCGGTGACGTTGGAGCAATCAAAACGAATAAAGGCAAGTTTCAGATTATTGAATCTGAGCAATTAACGTCTTCAGAATATAAAGATGGTATACAAAAAGACTCATACGGGAAACCATTAAGCTTTTATGTATCGCCATGGGCTAAAGGTCGGGTAGATAAAACTCAAGCATCACCATATCCTGAAAAAGACTTTATCTTTGTCTCAGATCCAGACAGGCCATCAAGTATTAGAAGCGTACCACCATGTCAATCAGCATTTCCAAATATTCATCGAATAAATGATATCTGTGACAGTGAAGCGCTCGCCTGGCAGATGCTTTCAAGAATGGCTTTACAAGTCAATCGAGAAGATGCATCTAAAAAAGCTTATGACATTAGCGGAGATGACACAAGCTCAAACTCAACCGGAAATAATGCAGATATCAGTTCTCGAATTACAGAATTAGATTATGCACTAATTTTCCATGGTGAAGTCGGTGAGGAAATCAAGTCAATAGATCGTAATTTACCAGGGAAAGATTTTCCTCAATCTATCAAGATGTTCTTACGACTACTTGGTTTACCTCTCGGCTTACCCTTAGAAATAACCTTACTAGACTGGAACGAGACCTCTTTCAGCGGCTCTAGGGCAGTACTTGAGCAGGCATTTACTATGTTTAGACGTAGACAAATGTTGATCGAAAAGAAGTTTCATAGAAATATATTTCAATGGTTTGTACAGAATCAAGTTGATAACGGCTTAATTGCTGATCGCTCAGATAAATTCCTACACACTTGGATACATCCAACATTTCCATGGATAGACCAGCTCAAAGACTCTCAAGCATGGGCTACAAAATTAGATAGATCATTCACTACTCAAAACAAAGCAATCAAATCTCTTGGTGATGATCCTGATGACGTTCTCGAAGGCCGAGCCACTGAGATAGTCAACGCCATTGATCGAGCAAACGCAATAAACGAAAAATACAAACTTATTGAAGGTTTTATACCTGTTGACTGGCGCACATTCGCAGGGCTTAAAGTCGAGGGAAATTCAAACGCAGGCAAGCCTTTGGGAGCTATGGCCGAACCTAAGAAACCAGAAGAGGCGAACACATGAACCACAAATCAATAGTTGCAGAACTACAAACTAAATACTGGGCAATGGATGAGCATTACCTGAATGCGTTTGTTGCTAAGTTTGAGAATGTCGATTTCGCTAAACTTAAAAAAGAGCAAGCTGCACATGATGACATGGGCGGAACACCTCCAATATCTTTTATTGATGGTGATAGAGCTGTCATACAAGTAACAGGAATGTTAGTCAAAGAAAAGCCTTGGTATTTCGACGCAATGGATATCCAAGCTACCGAGTTTAGTCAGATTAGAAAAGCACTAGATAGAGCATTAGCAAATGAAACTATTTCTGAAATTATTTTATACATTGATTCGGGTGGTGGAGAGGTCGGAGGCACTAAAGAGCTTTCTGATTATCTCTATCGAAGCGATATGTCTAAGCCTATTGATGCATTTATTAATGATATGGGTGCGAGCGGTGCATACTGGTTAGCCTCTTCATGTAGATCGATCACTATAAACGATAACGGGCAAGCTGGTTCAATTGGTGTCTACACAGTCAGAGAAGACTCATCTAAAGCATATGAAGACGCAGGTATCAAGGTTCATGTAATCAAGAATGGAGACTTCAAAGGCTCATTCACAGACGGCACTGAGATCACAGAACAACAAATCAAAAACACACAAGAAATCATAGACGGTTTAGCACTTAGCTTCCATGAGTCAGTGCAAAGGGGTAGACCTCTATCTCTAGAACAAGTTCAAGAATTAGGAACAGGACAGGTCTGGCTAGCATCCCAAGCCTTGTCATTAGGTTTGGTTGATGCTGTCAATAGTTGGGAAAACTATTTAAACGGGGTCGCTCAAGATCCCATTAATTCAAGTCATTATAGGAGCAAACAAATGGCAGAAGAGACAAAAGCCGAAGTGGTCGAGATAGACCAAGAGGCAATCAAGGCAGAAGGTCATGAGGCTGGTAAATCCGCAGAGCTTAATCGCTTCAAAGATTTAAAAGCAGCATTTCCAGAAAACGAAGCATTTGCAACAGCTCAATTTGAGGTAGGTGCAGACGTACAAACGGCGAAACTCGCTTACTTAGATGTTCTAAAAGCAGAGTTAGACGAAACAAAAACAGAGTTGGCAGAAGCTAAAGCAATTTCTAGCAACGCTACAGAAACAACAGGCGCAGAGCCTATAGCTCACGGTGAGCCAGCAACAGGTACTAAATCAGATTACGAACAAGCTAAAGACTATGCAGCAGAGAACAACTGCTCATTCAGAAAAGCTATGAGCGCAATCTCAGCAGGAAAGAGGGGTAAATAATTATGGCAACAACTAGCAACGGAACAAGAACTTTTACAGCAGGCGGAACTATTCCAGCTAATGCAAGAGTAAAGCTTGATGGAACAACTGCTGACTCAGTAGTTGTGTCAGTAGCAACAGACAAAGCAGCCTATTTAGGCGTTAGCCTTTCAGGTGATGCAGTATCTGGCGACACAATAACAGTAGCCATTAAAGGGCTATACAACGGAACTGTTAAGTGTATCGCGGCCGAAGCAATTGCAGCTAATACAGTTATTTACGGCGCGGACGATGGTGAAGTAAAAGACACCTCAAACGGTAATCCTATAGGTCATACACTAGAAGCAGCTTCAGCGGATCAGTCAATAGTTGAATGTATCTTGCTTGATCAGGTCGCAGTAGTCTAAAAACAATTTAATAGAAAGGTCATACAATGACAAATTACAATGGAAGTAGAGCTGATGCAAGATTAGATCTTAGTGAGGCTTTCTGGGAATACGATCAAGAGAACGCAGGTTCTACTAATATCGCTACAAAAGTACTAGGTACTTTTAATTCACCAGTAGACGCAGGCGCATTTTCAGTAATGCGAAGAGAAGGTATCTTAACAGATGACGCTTCTTTAAGAGCAGCTAAAAGTACATACGCTAGAGGCTCACACGATGCAGAAGATAAAACTTTTGCTTGTTTAGAGTATGGGTATGAAGAAATCGTAGACGACAAACAACGAGCCTTATATGCATCTGACTTTGATGCTGAAATGGCAGCTTTGATAATCGCAGCTGGTAAAGTAGAAAGAGCACAAGAGATTAGAACAGCTTCAACTGTTTTTAATACATCTACTTGGACAGGTGCGAGCTTATACACAGATGCTGGTAACAGTGCAGCATGGTCAACAGCAAGTACAGATATTATAACTGATATCTTAAACGCTAAAGAAAAGGTAAGAAGTGGGTCAGGCTCAACAGCTGATACTCTAGTTGTAGGTGCCGGAACATTCTCAAATATGCTTAAAAATACAGGCATTAGAAATCAATTTCCAGGCGCTTCATTAATCACATTAGCAATGATTGAGCAAGCATTAAGCTCAATCTTTGGCTTAACTAAATTAATGGTAGGTGGCAACGTAAAGAATACGGCTGATGAAAATCTTACAGCTTCAATCTCTGACGTTTGGTCAACTCAATACGCTATGGTTTGTAAAACTGCAAACGCAGGCGATCCAGTGAATACGCCTTGTATTGGTCGTTCAATTCTTTGGACTGGTGATTCTCCATCAAACTTGATCGTTGAATCTTACAGAGAAGAGCAATCAAGAGGTGATGTAATTAGAGCGCGTCAAAACGTAGACGAATTAATCATCGACCCTACTTTTGGTCATTTGATCGAAGTAGAAGCGTAAAAAATCGGTAGTGGTTCCCCAAGGGTTTCGGCTCTTGGGGTTTTCTTTTATTTTCCAGGGGTTTGATAAGTGACATACCAAGACGTACTCAACAGCGATAGAGCGAAATTCTTAAATACAGACGAGTTCGCGGTTACTGTCACTTATCAAAAGCCTGGGAATGCAGCACAAACAGGGGTAGTAATGGTACTAGGCCAAACGGCCACAGTTCCATTTGTAGAAGAATTAAACGAAGGCAGAAGCGAAACGGTTACTTTTACTTTTAGCCTAGCAGATATCACAAACGCGGCTACAGGGGATTTAATCACCTATAACTCGGTTGTTTATAAGCTAGCTAGAGCACTTGAGGAAGATCCTTACATGGAGACATGGGAAGCAACATACAAACCAGTAGAGAAGAGACATGGTAGATTCTAGGGTACTGACAACTAATAAGGCTAACGGCTCTTATGTAACTGATCGAGCGTATTCATCAGTAAATAAAGAGGGCGATACCTTCTGTTTTACGGCTTACATAGAAGACGACTACGATCTTAAAGTAGGTGATGGGGTTTTATTTGCAGAGTACAGCTATGAGGTTGTAGAGATATCCAAGACAAAGAAAAAGCAATTAACGACATTTTACGCGAAGATTACTTAAATGGCAAATTTTTATTATGTTAAATCTGGCGGTACAGCCACTGGTGACGCTGGGCGAGTTGCTACAACTAAAAGTACAGGGTCTTTTGCAACTAAAGGCGTTGGAGCTTTTTATCCGAGTGTCTATGCTGCTAACAATGCGACTACTCCGCCTGTTGCTGGTGATTATGTTTTATGTTCAGATATTCATAATAATGTTTACGGCTCAAATACTATTATAGGCTTGATTGACGGTGTTATTTATTTAAGCGTATCAGACACAGCTTGTGAGACTTATAGCCAAGGAGCAATTGAAAACACGTCCGTTTACTATGAAATAAGATTAACCTCATCAACTGCGGACGGTATATTTTCATCTAGAGGAATACACTGGAAATGTGCAGGTCACTTTTATCTCTGTACAGCTAGAGGGCAATATCTTCATATTGATGATGGTGGGATATATGATACAGCAGGAATTAGCGGTTACAGAATGTATGCTAACTATACTCAATATGGCTCATACGTTAAGATTTCTAATTCTGTAATAAGCTTTTCCTCTTCTGGCCAATATTTTAGAGGTATTAATAACCCTAGAGTCGAGTTAGATAATTGCACTATCGCAGGGGCTCCAACATCTCCATTTTTTACAGATGGTAATGGTGGTATGACTTTAGATATTAAGAATTCAGACTTGACGGGAATGGCATCCTCTGGAACTATCTTCACGGGTGGCACATCTAATAACGCGGATACTGTTAATTTAAATGTTTCTCGCTCGGTTGTTTCCGTTGGTACTTCTTTTGTATCTAGCTCTCCGCTTGTTAAATCGTCTATTGTGAATGTCGAGTCGGTTGGTATTGGTGCAGGAACAGATAATTTCCATTATTATTATAAAGGTGCTCCATATTTTGGAACACAACAAGAAGAACTTGGAATCTATAGAACAGCAGGCGCAAACTACAATAAGACAGGTGATAGCTTTTCAACAAAAATAGAAACAACAGCCAAGACAAGTGAGACAATACCATTAAAAATCGAATTAGTAAACATGGTTATAGATACCGATGATTACACAAGCACGATTACTTTCAAGGTTAATTTAGCACGTGACGGATCAGCTACACCATTTACAAACTCAGAAGTATGGTTTGAGGTTGTTCATCAGGACGGAGATAAAAGAGCATTAGGTGCTAAGGTATCCTCTGGAATAGATCCATTCGTTACAAGCACAAATCTAACAGCTGAATCTGGTCTTTGGACAGGTTTAGGCGGTACAAATAACGAAATGAGCATTACTTTGCCAGCTATTACGATTGGTAATAGTGCAACGAACATATCCACAGGTGCAATAGTTGCAAACATGTATGTGGCTGTGCCTAGTGAAACTGTTTATGCATGTCCCCAGGTAGAGGTTAGCTAATGTCATTAATTGATATTATACCAGATGGCGGGCTAGTCATCAATGCTTCAGACCTTGTCGAGTATGTAATCCCAGATACAGGTATGTTTACGGCAACACCTTTGCCAGTTCCTTTTTTAACAACAGATACGACCTCTGATATTGGAACAACTACAGCCATAATTGGATGTACTACCGATTTAAAGGTAGATACAAGCGATATCTTATACTTTTACACATCAACAAGCGCAACACCCCCAAGCACGACAGACTTAATCGCTGGAACTAGCTCAGCGGCCTATGGCAATGATGTTACCGTAACTCAAGGGGTGAATACATTCCCTGTAATTGGGCTTGTGACAAATACCACATATTATAATCATTTCTATCAAACGACATCAAACGGCAATAGCTTAATATTCACTTCAAGTAGTTTTACAACAGATGATATTGCAGTAGTTGAGACTCAAGCGCCTATTTTAAATAGTGTGTCTTCTCCAGAGTCTACAATTATTAGAGCAAACGTAACGACGCCAGACGATAACGACCATCAGACCTGCTTATTTTATTATAAGCTTGCCGGCTCTGTTACTTGGATTGCTGGTGGTCAAGGACTTACTGTTCAAGATACAACAGACACTTATGACATTATCTCTTTAGAAGAAGGTAAGTCATATGAGGTGATGGTTATTGCCAGAGATACCTCTTATAAGCAGTCTCTACCAAGTCAAGTATTTACAGCAACTACAGGCGGTTCAGTAGACGAGCTTGAGCTACTAATGAGCAATCTAAAAACATTAGTCTCTAAGTCTGCAACATTTCAGACTATAACGGGTGCAGCAAATGAGTCAGCAGCCGAAGCATTCATATTTAAAGAATGGCTTGATAGTGCAGATATCACATATCCGCACGCCATAATATCAGAAGAGAATGTTGACATGGAAATGATCGACACAGAGAACTTTCTTACTGGATCAACAATGTCGGTAATCATAACAGATGAAGCCTCAGCAAGCTATGAGACGCGAGATAGTGACGCGGTATTAAGCACATTTAGAACAAACATGGGAAAGATTGCAAGAGAACTAAGCCAACTTCAAGGCGTAGGCGGAAATCTAAGAATCGAAAAAATAGGATACGCACAGAAGCCTGCTTTCGGAATGAGAGACGATTCTGTTGAACTAGTGCAGGTTGAATTTTACATAGAAACAGGATTTTAATTTAATAAGGAAAATGAACGATGACTTTAAAATCATATAAACCAACAGTAGCCAAATATAATGCTACGATCTTAAAAGGAATTAGTGGGGCGACCATCAATGGTGGTACTCAGCTTCACGAGTTCTTTGGAGATTTAGACCGGCATCATGTAGCGGCTTTACAGTCTGTTATGACGGCAAGCTTATCTACTACAGATTTAAAAGGTATCTTAGACATTACAGGCTTCGATACCTCTTTACTGACCGGAACTAATAAGCTGACTCTGTATTGGCGCGAGCAAGTTCATGGCGGTACTTTCACGGGTGGTGGTTCTGACATCTCCGCAGCTATGCAGGATGGACTTATTTCTATTCAGTCTGTTTCCTGCTCACATGGTCAAGTTGCTACGGCTTCAGTTAGTGTTCAACCTACTTGGGATGGCACTAATGTTCCTATCACGCTAAGCAAAACGGCAACGGCTCCAAGTGAAGTAGTAGAGAACTACGCTTATACAATCTCAGCAATGAAATTCGGCTCTACTGGATCAAGCACAATACCCTTAGAATCAATCAATATTAACTTTGGCCCGCAGGTTGAGACTCTAGGCGGTGACGGTGAGCAGTATCCTTCATTAGCCGTATTATCTGGAAGACAGCCTTCAATCAGCGTTACCACTAGAGATTTAAGTGAGGCTTTTGATTGGGGTCTAGAGGGTACATATGACGGCACAGATGATATTATATTTTACTTCGCAAGATTAGAACCTGGTGCTTCTCAGTATGCAGACGGCTCAAGTCAACATATTAAGGTTACTTGTAAAGCTCATTTTATGATGCCTGATGGAATTGGAGAGAATAGCACGACGATTAATATACTCCCCATCTGGGATGGTACAAACGCAATATTCACTCTAGCCACAGCGAGCACGATCACATGAGTTTTATTTATTTCGTTAATACTAAAGAAAAGCTTGTTTCTGACAAAGTGCTTGAGGCCAATGGTCTTGAGTGTTTTAAAGGTCGCGTAGGTGATCAAACAGAAACTACTGCTTTTGGTGGTGGCTTGGTGTTTAATGTCAGAGGTAAAGACGATAACACAGATCCTAGAATCTATGAAGACCGCCAGACTTGGGAGACATTCCAGCATGACGAAGAGCATAGCTTCAAAGTAGGCTATGAGAAAAAGCCTGAGCCTGAGGAGTTTTTGAAAGACGATTACTTAGATGGTCATTCAGTAGTATTAGACGACCAAAACGAGTGGATTATACCGCTTGCTAAAAAAATGCCAGATGGTGACAGCGCACTGCCTAAAAAGATTAAAGAAGTTAGGAAAGGCGAGATTGTCGAGATTATATTTAATAGATATGTTGAGCTTTCAAGGTTGGCTGATGATGTTTGGGGCGACCTTGAGGAGGAGGATGCTGCAAAAAGAAGATTCTCATGGGATAACGGGTTAGAAGATATTTATAGTGAATGCAAATATCTACTATCTATCAACTATGATCTTGAATGGTTTGAGTTTTCAGTTCTTGAATTGATTACCAAGCCTAACTCAGTTGCAATCTTCTATTCTTTAGTTGATTATTACACGCTTACAGAATTTAATTCTGATGAAAAAAAAAAGGAAGATTTAGAGACAGAACAGCCCACTACTTGAGGGGAAACTTAAAGGATTATATCCCTACATATGGGGAATATCGTCTTTTTGCAAGAGGTTAATAAATGATCGCATTGAATCCAGAGCTATTTCTAGATACAGCATTGATTGAGATATTTAAGCCTAGATTTCTTAAAAGGATTCTGAAGGCATCATTAGCTAAGAATCTAAAGCGATGGCATGAAGAGATCTTACCCGGACATTTTAGGCGTAGAGCTTACGACAAATACAGAAGCCAATACGGAAGCAAGAAAAAGAAAGGCCGTCCAATGGTTGTGACTGGTCAGCTAGAAAGATCTGTGACAGGAAATATTAATATTACCAGCACATCAAACAGAGCAACGGGACGAGTCAATTTTGGTAGACCTAAGACACTTACAAAAAGACAGATAAAAGGCCGAGCAATCGCCTTAAGAGATAGAGAGAATATTACTTTTCAACAAGCAGAAAGAAGGATTTATGCTTCTCAAGGAAACTACGCAAAGAATAGACTACAGTTTCAATTACAGATATCTGCCTTTTCAAAAAAAGACGTAGAGATAGTTCAAGGCTGGGTTGTTAATGATGTGTTGGAAGCAATGAAAGACACGGGCAATTTACGCAAAGTTAGAAAGGTAGGCTGATGGCTGATAATGCTAAAATTAAGGTAGGCGGTGATGCTAAGGAAGCTGATAAAGAACTAAAGCGAGTCAAAAAGGGCATGCAGGAGCTTATTCGTAAGAATAAGAACCTTGAGAATACTAGCAAAAAGACAGCAAAAAGCGGGTCGTCTGATTTAGCATCTATGGCTAAAGGATATATAGGAGTGACAGCCGTAGTGACTGGGTTAGTGTCAGGTATTAAAGCTGCGGCAAACGAAACCCTGAGATTAAGAAGAGTTACGGACGATGTTAATAGAACACTAGATGCTCAAAAGACAGCCACTAGGACTCAGATGGGAATTAGGCAAGGTACTGATGATTCTGGTGTTTTAGATGACAAGATTAATGATCTTGCTAAGGCAACAGGCCAGTCTATAAATTTTATATCTCAAGGGTTTGAAGGAATAAGCTCTGGCGGTGCAAGTACACGAAGTCTATTAGACACGTCCATGGGGGAAAAGATTCTTTCTGCCTTATTAGCCTTGCAGTCTAAGGACTTGGGAGGAGATGCAAAGGCGTTTATTGCCTTCTTAGATAACTCAGGACTGGGGCAGTCTGACGAGGGTATACAGAAAGCTTTTCAGTTTGCATCTAAAGCAAAACAGACCGGTGTTTTTGAAATTAGAGATTTAGTTCAGTTAGGAAAAATGGTTTCAATTGCTATTTCTGCTGGATTGCCATTCAACCAGATTATAGCGGGGTTTGTCTCGATTTTAAATAAGACTGGTAACGCTAGTGATGCTCAAACATCTTTCAAAACGATTATCACAAAAGGCCAAGTGGCTACGGGTAGTAAAGATGCGGTAAAAGCTCTTTCTAGCATTGGTATTAAAGCTAGCGAAATTGACTTTAATGATCCGGGCGAAGACTTAATATCGTTTAGAAAGAAGTTTACAGAGGCTCAAAAGAAGTTTCCAAAGAAATTTCCTATCGCAGTTAAAAAGGCTTTTGAAGAGCAAGGGCAGTTAGGTATTTTGAACTTATTATCATCTAATAAATTTGACCAGGCTTTAACTTTTGGCGGTGATAATAGCTTTTTAGATGTTGCCCTATTCAATCAGGGCAAAGGTAATACTGCAAAAAGAGATAAGATTTTAGATGCGAGGGCGGCTAAGGCTAACAGAACAGGCTCTACAGATATAAGCCTAGATCAAATATTTAGAAATGACGACATACTTCTCGACAAACTACATAGAGAGGGCGAGATTGGGTTTTTAACTAAAAAGAACATTCAGCTTTCAAGGTTTATAAATCAGTTTTTGCCTGGCAGTGATGATAGCACCATTGATGGCTCTACAATATTTGGCGATATTGTTGGAGATGTAGACCCTGTTGTACAGAAAAAAAGAGATGAATACTTGGCTTCGTTCAGAAGAGAAAACGAAGATCCTAATCTAGAAAAGAATTTCATGGAAAAGGCTAAGTTAAAAAACGACAAAATAAGAACAGACTTGTTTAAAAGTTGGACTGGAAACTCACCTGTACCTGAAGAGGTAAACCCTTGGGGATTTGATTTTGGACAGAGGCAATAAATGACAGCAGCAATGTTTGAGGCAAAGATAGATGATGGATCTAACCCAGTCATCGAGATCCGTACTTGGGGATATAAGGGCGCGTATGACCTTACAAAGTCATATCGTAACGCTCAGCACAACGGGGCAAATGGTGGCTATGCGATTGAGCTGGATACAGAGCCTTTGCAGTTTAGCGCACCTGTTTTAATAGATGATGGTGATTATGCAGCGTTAAAAGCATTAGAGAATACAGAGGTGACGCTATCAGTAAAAGACAATTCTGGAGTG